CGAACCGACACATCCTGCGACCATTCGGGCTGCAGACGACTGAGGGCTGCGAGTTGGTGCGCGTGGCGCTGAACCACCACGCTGCACCCGTGTCGCGCATCATCACGGTCGCGGTGAAGCTGCTGCGCCAGCAGTCGCCGGGGATGCGGCTGATCGTCTCGTACGCCGACCCGACGCACGGGCATCATGGCGGCATCTATCAGGCGATGGGCTGGACCTATCTCGGCGAGACGAACCCCGCGACTGAGTACATCGGACCAGACGGCAAGCACTGGCACCCGCGCATGATTTCTCCCTCGGGCATCAAGCGAGTCTACGGGCAGTACCGCAGCGTGTTGACACCCGCGCAGTGTCGCACCGTCGAGCGTGTCGGCAAGCATCGCTATGCGCTCGCACTCGATGCGCCGATGCGTGCGCTGCTCGAGGGCCTCGCGCAGCCCTATCCGAAGCGCGTCCGAAGTGCTGAGAGCGGCACAGCGGTTCCAACCGCAGGGGGCGGTGCGACTCCGACCCGGACGCTCCAACCATGAAGCGCGGCCGACGACCGAAGCCGTCAGCGCAGCGACGCCTTGAGGGCAACCCCGGCCGCCGTCCGTTCAATGCGCGCGAACCGCAACTGCCGCCACCGTCGAGCGATGCGCCACCGCTGGAGCTGGCGACTGACCTCGTCGCGAGCAGTGAATGGTCGCGGCTGCTGCCGCTCTTGAAGAAGTCGCACACCGTCACCGAGGGCGACCGTGGCTCACTGCTCGCGCTGTGCCAGCAGTGGTCGCGGTATCTGGAAGCGAACGGCAAGATCGCGCAATCAGGAATGGTGGTGCGCTCGCCGAGCGGCTATCCGATGCCGAACCCCTACATCGGCATTTCGAACAAGGCGCTCGGCAACTGTTTGAAATTGTGGGTCGAGTTGGGGTTGACACCGAGCGCCCGCGCGCGGGTTTCGACGGCGCCAGGTTTCAGCGGCGAGGACGATGTGTTCGCCGAGTTCGATGAACCGACCCCACCGCTGGTGAGTTGATGAACGTCGATCAAGTGCAGAACCTCGCGATCAGTTTGCTGGCGCTCGCCATCGTGATCGCGGTGCTGATGAGGAAGTGATGACGACGACGCACGACGACGACTCGCCGTGGCTCACGGTGCGCGAAGCGGCGGCACGCGCGAAGGTCGGCCGCAATCTGATTTACGACGCCGTGCGCGCAGGCCGACTGCGTGCGGTGCGCATCGGCGCGCGCGACATCCGCGTGCATGTGACGTGGCTCGATGCGTGGCTCGCGGCGGCGACGCTGATCAACCCCGACGCGCCGGGGGACGACGTGCCGATCCCGCTGGCGTTCAGTGGTCGCGCACGACGCTGAAGAACCGACCTCAAAACCAGCCGAAATCCGTGAGCTGGGAGCGCGTCGGCGCTGGCTGTAAGTGAGGCAAACCGATTACGGCGACCACCGTAATGCCTGCGCAGCAGACGCCACAAGGAGGTGTCTGGCGCACCCGGCACTTTTAGCGTTTCCCGATTCCTCGCAAACCTAGGCGTTCGCTCCCGGTTCCCCTGGCCCGATTGCCCGCAAAGTTTAGTATATCCTTGGTATTCTTATGGCTCGATGGTTTGGTGGTTGGACGCGAGCAGCAATCACGCAGCGCGCGACGAGCACCAGAGAGCAGAGAGCGAGACGACGATGAAGACGAAGACCTACCGCAGCTTCGACCGCAAGGGGAACGACGTGCAGATGTCAGTGCCAGACGACGCGCCGAAGACGTACTACTTCCTCAAAACCGCGAGCGGCCAGTACCTGCAGTCGCGCTGCGACATGAACAACGGGACGTGGGAATGGTGGTTGGCTGATCAGCGCGCGTGGACGGCCTGCCACAAAGACGTGGCGAGCGCCGAGCAGTATCGCGTGCATGCCGAGCGCGTCGTCGGGCCGCTGGTCATCGTGCCGGAGGCGCTGTGAAGACGAAGACGACGCCGAAGCCGGACGCATGGATGCAGCTGGTCCTCGCGACGATGTCGAAGAGCGAGCTGCAGCACGAACTGAAGACGGCCACGGGCGACGAGCGCCGCTGGATGCTCGACGCGCTGGCGAAGAAGGAGCAGAGCAAGTGAAGACGACGACGACGCGCGGGGAACTCGCTGCTGCACTGGTGGACCGTTACGGCCTCCAGCTCGCAGTGGCCTATCTGATTGCAGCGACGAAGGAGCAGAAGCAGTGAAGAAGAACACGACGACTGAGCAGCGCGGCGACATCACGATCTGTCTGTCTTACGGCGTCCCGGTGGCGGCATTCGTGCCGGGGCGTGGCTTCGTGAAGACCGACAAGCGATACAGCGTCACCACCAGCAAGCACGCGAACACGTTCTGCCGCACCGAGGGCCGCGTCGAGGGCACCAGCATCGACCACGACGAGTTCATCGCGATTATCAACAGCAGCAATCATCAGTAAGAGAAGAGACGACCATGAAGACGACGACGACGACGACCATCGCCGAGCGCGTGCGCGCACTCAGCGAGCGCACCGCAGACGCCTACTCGTGGGACAACTACGAGGGCCACCGCTGGCCCGCCGCCATCGCGATGCTGGTGCGGCGTGGCTACTCCGACCGTGAGGTCGAAGCGATCATGCGTTCCAAGTGGACGCGCTGGGCTGCTGACATGGCGAGCAGCCGCAGAAGCTACCGCTACGGGCGCACCAGCAGCGCCGACCTCGCGCGCTTCCTCGACACGATGCCCGCCGACGAGCGGGCTGCGCAACTCGCGCTACTCGTCGCGGGCACGTTTGGCGGTGAGCTGTGAACGCCACGACGACGACACCCGAGCAACTCGCGCAGAAGTTCATCGAGTTGCTGCGCAAAGAGATCGGCTACCACAGCTTCGCGGAAGCGTGCCGCCGCAACAACACCCGCGAGTATCAGCAGCGCGACATCTGCGCCTCGCACGACTTCTGCGATGCGAACGTCGTCATGGCGGCAGCGTTCGAAGCGTTCGGCATCGTGGTCGATGTCGATGACGACGCGCAGATCGCGCTCTGGTCGCGTGCGTGGCACCTCGCGCACGCCGAGATGGCGGCGCGCCATCGACGCAGCGAGCGGCCGAACGACTTCGTGCTGCTCGGGCACGACGCGAACGGGCGCGAACTCTGGCGCGAACTGCCCGAGCCGACAGCCGAGCCGATGACAGCCACGCGGGTCGCGAACGCCAGACGGCGCGTGCGGCTGCGCGTGCTGCGCACCGATGGAAGCTGGCGCACGTTTCAACACGTCACCGGCTCGATGCTGAGCGCCGAGCAGGAAGCCGCCAATCTGGTGCTGGCCTGCTCGGGTCAACTCAACCCCTACCGCTCGCTGTATGGCACGCGCACCGCGAGCGCTGCGCTCAGTGAAGCGTGGCTGTCGGTGCCCCTCAACATCTTCGACAACTCTGAGCAGGCGATCCGCGCCGTGCTCAGCAACTGGACGAACGCGCGCATCGTCGCGCTGGAGCCGAAACGATGAAGACGACGACGACCCGCATCCCGTGCCCGACTATCTACCCGCGCCGTGAACGCTGGACGGCGGGCATGGACCCCGACCAGCCGGGGATTGTGACGACCGACGTGCCCTGCGAGGGCCGTCTGGTCGAGTGCGCCATCTGCGGCGCGCAGCGACGCTGCACCTACGAGGCGCGCTGTCTCGACGCGGACGCCGAGACGCATGTCGTGCAGCGGCTGTTCAGCATCAACGATGGCGACGTGTTCCAAGGCTGGACGCGCGGCGAGACGTGGAACGGGTGGGCGTGCCCGCGCTTCGAACGCGACGCGGCGCTGCGCATCGTGGCTTCGATGAACGACGAGCTGCCCGACACGATGGCCTACGACGACGCGACGATGGTGATCACTTACATCCCTGATGGCGACCTCGACGCGAAAGACGAATGGTTGCCCGAGCTGCTGGAGACAGCAGAGGGGCCGCGCTTCGTCTACGCCATCGGCGCGTGGGCGTGGGTCTGGGACGATGTCACCGACGACCACCAGCCCGAGCCAGACAAAGACATGGACGGCACGTTCTACCACCGGCCCGACTTCGACACGCGCGACCGGGAGGGGCGATGACGACAACCTCGAAGCGAGCGCCCGTGGCGCGGGCGACCTACGAGCAGGAGCTGCTGACGGCTGCGCGCGCTGTCGCGCGACTCCAGACGAAACGACGCGCGCTGCGACGCCAGCTCAAAGAGGTCGAGGCGCTGCTGCGCCACGAACGCAGGATGCTGCGCGCCCTCGCCAATCGGAACGACGAACGACGACCGGACGTGATGCCGTCGCGCCTCTTCGGGGGCGCGACTGGCTACGCGCCGACACCACTGACGGCCACCGAGCAGGACGCGCGGGACCAGGTTTTGAACAATTCCGAAAAACACAACGATGCGGCGGCGCTGGTCGATGCGCTCGACGCCGATTGGGAGCAGAAGTGATGAAGAACGAGACGACGACGACGTGGCAACTGCGCGCAGGGCGCGAACTCACCGAACGCGGCGACTACGGGGTGAAGCGCCAGCTCCGCACGATGCAGAACAGCGCGGGCGTGTTCTGGTCGCAGCCACACGCGAATAGCTACGTGTGCGTGCTGCACGCAGATGGCTACCGCGTGCTGTCGATCAACGGCATCGGCGAGGTGCGCTGGTCTATCGACCCGAACGATCTGGGCTGGTCGGGCGACAGCAGCGCGCGTGATGCGGTCGCGTACTTTCTGGAGGTGCAGCAGTGAGTTCGAAAGTGATCGACGCCGCGCGTCGCCGCGAACGGGAAACGGCCGCGCATCATCGTGCCATTGAACGGCGCACGAAGAAGAAGAAGCGCGCGATGCCGCTGCGTGGCTGGTCGGGGCGCTTCCCGGTGACCGACGACGCGAAGGCGTACAACCTGCGGGGCATCCCGCCCGAGCTGCACGACGCTGTCGTGGCGAAGTGCCAGCGCGACGGCATCTCGCAGCGCATCGTGCTGCTACAACTGCTCACTGAATGGCTGCAGGAAAGCGAGGTAGCGTGATGGCGACGCCGCATGGCTGCGACTGCGACGAGGCGAGCGACGACCCACGCATGCACAGCAGCGACTGCATCTGGCGACTGACACGGGCGCTGGTCGAAGAGTGCCAGCGCAGCGGCCTCTCGTTCCGAGACGCTGTCGTGCAGTTCGAACGGGTCTGGACGGCTGCAGAAGGAGACGACTGAAAATGGCGACGACGGCCGACGTGATCGCACTCGCGCGACGAGTGATCAAGCTACAGAAGAAGCACTACGACGAAGACACCTGTGATGCGGATAACGTGGCGTTCGAAGAGACGGCACTGCAGCTCGCCATGACGGCGCTTGCTGTGCTCGACACACCGACGACGACGAAAGGCAGGCGACGATGACGACGACGACGACGACCGTGTGGAAACGAACGTGCAACCACGGCGAGGCGAAATGGCCGAAGTGTCCGTGCCCGTGGTATCTGAAGCAGTTCAAATGGGGCGGCAAGGTCTACGATCCGAACCTCTCGCGCTATGCGCGCGTGGTGCTCGATGAAGAGCTGACGACGAAGACGCGCGCCGAAGCAGTCGGCGAGCTGGTGCGCACGGCCATCCGCGAAGGCACCTACACCAGCGCCAAGCAGCAGAAGAACGCGCAGCCGGAGCCATCGAGCGCGCCGGGACAGACGATCAGCGCGCTGATTAAAGCCTTCGACAAGGCGACCATCGCGGCGGATGTCGAGAAGCGCGACACCACGAAAGACGGCGACCGGGGCTGTCTCGCGCGCTTCGCGGCGTTCATCCCGCCCAAGCGCAAGCAGCCGCTGGGCGACTGGCCGATTGAGCAGTTGAGCATCGATGACGTGATCGCGTTTCGCACCAGCGCGCCGATGCGCGCGCTGCAGGGGTCGTCGTGGAATAAATATCGCGACCTCATCGTGGGACTGCTGCGCTTCGCGAAAGCCGAAGGCGCGTGTGCGCGCGACGTGTTCGCCGACGCCGACGAGAAGCGGCAGTCGCTGCTCGGGCGCGGCAAGTCGAACCGTCGCACGCAGCGCGTCAGTGAGGACCTCGAAGCGCGCCTCTTGGCGGCGGCCGGTCGCGCGTTCGGCGAGCTGACGGCGACACGCCTGCAGGCGATCATCGTCGCCGCCATCGAGACGGGTATGCGGCGGGGCGAGCTGCTCGCGCTGCTCTGGCGCGATGTGAACTGGGACGGGGGCTACATCATCGTGCGCGCTGAAGAAGTCGGCGCGTCGAAGACGGGCACGCAGCGCAAGGTGCCCTTGTCGGAGCGTCTGCGCGACGAGCTGCTGGCGCTGCGCACCGACCCGACCGGCGCGCAGTTCGGCGCGGCGTCGTACGTCTTCGGGAACGCGATCGGCGAGAAGCTGACGACCATCCGCAAAGCGTGGCACACCGCCGTGCTGCGCGCGCACGGCCATGCGGTCGAATGGACGAAGACGGGGGGCCTGTCGCCCGCGTGCAGCGCGCAGCTCGACCGCATCGATCTGCACTTCCACGATCTGCGGCACGAAGCAGGCTGTCGGTGGCTGGAGTCGAAGCACTTCAACCTCGAAGAAATCCGGCAGATGTATGGACACACGACCGTGGCGCAGACCGCGCACTATCTGCACGCTGAAGCGTCGTCGGCGCTGTCGGCCATGCAGCGCTACGACGCGGCGCGACGACGCCAGCGCGACGAGGCGCAGCGCGCCACGGGGACCACGAATCAGACTGAAACCGGTCTGGCGACCAGCAAAACGACAGCAAAACGACAGCAGCGCCAAAATGCGAGCGCGGGGCCGCGTCTCGTCAAGGGGCGTAAGTGCTGATGTGTGATAGAGTTCCCGTCAGCGCGCGCCCGTAGCTCAGCGGATAGAGCACCCGCCTCCTAACGGGTGCTCTATCGTTTCGCGTCGTCCTCCTACGTCCCTACCCGGTCAAAACATTAGCAATTCGTCACCGCACGTTCGGCGCTGTCCCGGCGCGTCCCGGCGGGATCTGGCTGGCGACCAGCAAAACGACAGCAAAATGCCCGACCGGCCCCAGATGCCACGCGCGACGCGCTCAGCGACGCTGTGGGGCGACTTCTCGACGTGGGGCGGGACTTCTCCCGCCAGCCAGCCAGCCACGCCAGAACGCCAGCCAGCCCGCCATCGCGCCAGATGGCTCGACACGCCTGTCAGAATGGCGCTGGGCGCACGTTCGACCAGCCACCCGACGCGCTGACCACCAGCCACCGCGCGCGCTCCAGAGGCGCTGTGAACGTCATCGACCGATACGCCGACGCTGTGGTCGTAGGGCGCCTGCCCGCTGGCGTCTACCATCGACGGGCGTGCGAGCGCCATCAGCGTGATCGCGCCCGCGAGAACACGCGCGCGTTCCCCTACGTGTTCGACCTCGCGCGCGCGGAGCGGTTCTTTCGCTTCGCGTCGAACCTGCGGCACTACAAGGGCCAGTGGGCGGGGCAACTGATCGAGTTGCAGCGCCATCAGCAGTTCCGGCTCGGCTCGCTCTTCGCGTGGGTGCATCGCACGACGGGGCTGCGCCGCTTCCGCGTGTCCTACGACGAGCTGCCGCGCAAGAACGGGAAGACGTTAGAGCGCGCCATCGTCGCCCTCTACGCGACATTTTTTGACGGCGAACCTGGGGCCGAGGGCTACTGCATCGCGACGAAGCGCGAGCAGGCGAAGATCGTCTTCAACGACTGCAAGCGACTCGTTCAAAGCTCGGGCCTGCGCTCGCGCATCTCGGTGCTGGTCGCCAACCTGCACCGCGATCAAACCGCATCGAAGCTGGAACCGCTGGGCGCTGACCGCGACTCGACCGATGGCCTCAACCCGCACGTCGTCACCATCGATGAAGCGCACGCGATGAAACATCGCGGGCTGATCGACGTGATGGAGACGGCG